GATATGTTTAAATTATTTTTAAATACTAATCATATTCAGGGATCAGTTAATTCAAAAATAAAATTAGGATTATTTTATAAAGACGAATTAGTTAGTTTAATGTCTTTTGGTTCGCTAAGAAAATCAATGGGTCAAAAATCAACAGAAGGTTATTATGAAATGTTGAGATTTTGCAACAAATTAAATACAATTGTTATCGGTGGAGCTAGTCGTTTATTTAATTATTTTATTAAAAAATATAATCCAATTAAAGTAATTAGTTATGCTGATCGCAGTTGGTCAAATGGTAATTTATATGAAAAATTAGGATTTCAGTTAGAACACAAGACTAAACCGAATTATTATTATGTTATAGACGATATGAGGAAATATAGGTTTGGTTTTAGAAAAGATGTATTGATTAAAAATGGAGCAGACCCCACTAAAACTGAGCACCAAATAATGCTAGAAAAAAATATATATAGAATATATGACTCTGGTAATTTAAAATATAATTATAAAAATAATTATCTATATGATATGTGATGAAAAAATAAATATAACTATAAATAGTAGAAATTTAATATATTATAGATCAAAAAATTATAATGTTAGTGTTGGTGATAGCATTGTTGTAAATATATCTGATTTGTATAAGGGTAGTATTTATAAAATTAATATTAAATGTGATAATTGTGGTTCTGAAAAATATATGGAATATCGTCTATATAATAATAATTTAAAAAAATATGGAAAATATTATTGTAATAAATGTAAGCATATAAAATCAAAATTGACAAAATTAGAATTATACGGAGACGAGAATTATAACAACATGGAAAAAAATAAAAAAACTTGTATTAAAAGATATGGAGTTGATCATTTTAATAAACTAGATAATTTTAAAGAAAAAATAAAAAAGACGAAGTTAAAGTTATATGGAGATGAAAAGTATAATAACATAGAAAAATGTAGAAAAACAAAATTAGAATTATACGGAGACGAGAATTATAATAACATAGAAAAAAATAAAAAAACTTGTATTAAAAAATATAATGTCAGCAGTGTTTTCTATTTAGACAAAATTAAAATGAAATCATTTGACACCAGAAAAAATAGATTAATTAATTTATATAAAAAATACAATTTAATAGATATAAATTATGATAAATATTTGTATATATGTAAATGTGATAAAAATCATATTTTTGAGATACCAAAAACTATTTTTTATAATAGAATAAAAACTAAAAACACATTATGTACAATATGTAATCCAATTGGATTACAATCATCAGATAAAGAAAATATAATATACGATTTTATAAAGGATAATTATGACGGCGAAATAGTAAAAAATAATAAAAATATAATAAATCCATTAGAATTAGATATTTACATACCTGATTTAAAAATAGGATTTGAGTTTAACGGATTATATTGGCATAATGAATTATATAAGCCAAATAATTATCATTTAAATAAAACTGAATTATGTGAACAAAAAGGAATTAAATTGATTCATGTTTTTGAAGATGACTGGGTTTATAAACAAGATATAGTTAAGTCAAGAATATTAAACATATTAAATAAAACCAATAATATAATATTTGCTAGAAAGTGTCAATTAAGAGAAATAAATAATAATAGATTAATTAAAGATTTTTTAGAAAAAAATCATATACAAGGTTTCGCTAGTTCTAAAGTCAAATTAGGATTATATTATAATAATGAATTAGTTAGTTTAATGACATTTGGAAATTTAAGAAAATCATTAGGTAATAAAAGAAAGGAAAAAACATATGAATTAATTCGGTTTTGTAATAAATTGAATAGTAGTGTAATTGGCGGGGCAAGCAAATTATTTAAATATTTTAAAAATAATTATAATCCGAACGAAGTAATTACATATGCTGACAGGAGTTGGAGTCAGGGAGATTTATATAAAAAATTAGGATTTGTTTTTATTGAAAAAACATCACCAAATTATTATTATGTTATTGATAATTTTAGATATCATAGATTTAATTTTAGGAAAGATAAATTAATTAAAGAAGGATACGATAAAAATAAAACTGAACATGAAATAATGTTAGAAAGAAAAATATATAGAATATATGATTCTGGTAATTTAAAATATAATTATAAAATATGAAAAAATTTTTAATAAATATAATATATTTTCTAATAGAAATAATAGAAAAATATGAATATAGAAATTTAGAAAAGGATGAGGATGACATTTTAAAGAAAATTATTAATACAATTTTTTTAAAAAAAGATATGTTAGTTGAAACCGATTACGGTTATGTCCCATTTTCTGAAATAAGTATAACGCAACCATTTCAAAGATATAGATTGGAATTAGAAAATGGATTATGGATCGAAGGAGCTGATGATCATATTGTTTTTTGTGAGAATCATATCCCGAAAAAATTAATTGATTTAACTGAACACGATTACATTTTAACTAAACGAGGATTAAGTAAAGTGAAATTTATCGATAAACTACGTAGTAAAATTAGTATGTTTGATTTATCAATTGATACCCCAGAAATGAGTTATTACACAAATGAAATATTATCACACAATACAGTATCAGCCGCTATAGTCATTCTTCATACAGCTATATTTAATGATGATAAAGGTATTATGATTGTAGCTAATAAATTTGAAACAGTTAAAGAAATTATAAGAAAAATTAAAGATATTTATAGATTGTTGCCTTTCTTTTTGAAAGCTGGAGTTGCTAACTGGAATGAAAAACAGTTATCTTTTGAAAATAATAGTAGAATACAAGGACAAGCCCGTTCTAAAGAACCAGCTATTGGTTTTGCCATCGACTTATTATATTTAGATGAGTTTGCTAAAGTTCCTGATAATATAATTAGAACATATTATGGTTCTGTTGTTCCGACAGTATCATCTATTGAAAATTCTAAAATCATCATTACATCAACTCCCGATGGATATAACTTATTTTGGGAAATTTTAACAAAAGCTGAATTACCAAAAGATGACCCAAATTGGAATAAATATGCAGCTATGAGAATATATTGGTGGCAAGTTAAAGGTCGTAGAGATGTTAAATTATTATTTTTTGAAAATAAATTAAAAAGTTATAATTTAGAATTAGATTATGTCATTAATAAATTGGTATCTATGGGATATAATATAGAAAGTCATCAAATAGATAATGATATATGGTATAATATTAAATTTTTTCAAGATGATGAAAAAACACCTTATCCGAATGCTTCTATAGATGATATTAGGCAATTGAGAATTGATGATGTTATTCCATTGCCTGAATTGTGTAGAATAACAAATTGGGAAGAAGAACAAACAAATTTAATTGGAGGTAAAAGTTTATTTAAACAGGAATATGAAATTCAGTTTATAACAGACGATAAACTTTTATTTGATAGTGTTATGTTTGAAACTTTTATGAATGAAAGATGCGAATTTGATACACCATATCTGGGAGATTTTGAAGAAAAATTAAATATTCCATATAGTAATTTAAAATTCGTTAAAGATAGACCTGATTTATTTGAAATTCAAAAATCTAAAGATTATTATATTGCTATATCAATAGATTTAGCGGAAGGATTAGGTTTAGATTATTCTGTTATAAATATTTTTAGATTAAAAATGAAAGACGAAAAAGTTATCGATTTTAAGAAAGATTTCTATACTAATAAATATGATTTATTTAAATTAGATCAAATAGGAATGTTTAGAAATAACGTATATTCTATAAATGAAATGGCTCATATTTTATATTTAATTGTTTTCGAATTATTTGATCCGGAAAAAGTTAAAATAGTTTTAGAAATGAATAAAAATTTAGGAAATGATTTACTTAATAATTTAAGACATGTTTTTAATGACAATAATGATTTCTCTGATGGGGTATTTGTTAGATATAAACACAGAGAAAGTGATTTGAAACCTAAAGTTGGATTAATTATAGGTCATAATAAAAAGTTATTTTTAAAAGATTTTCAAGATGCCATTAAAAAAGAAAATATAATTTTACATGACGATACAACTATTCTTGAATTAAAATCATTTACCAAAAAAGAAACTCCAAGCGGAGAAATAACATTTAGAACCGAATCTGGTCATGATGATTGCGTTATGACATTAATAGGATTATCTAGTATTTTTGATAATTATTATTATAAAAATATGGTTGATACTTATTGTGATTATAATCTGAACGATAAAGAAAAAGGTGTTTTATTAAAATTTTTAAATTCTAGAGATGACGATTCTATTATAAATTATCAAGCTTTTAGTGGAGCTCATAAAAGATTTTACCCTAAAATAAAACCAGATATGAAGCCAATTTCTACAATATCTCCATTTAGTCAAAATTATGAAAATAGGAATCCATTTGATAGAAAATTTTAATCATTTTTTAAATCTTTATAATCCTTTTTTTCGATATTGTCTTTCATTATACCTGAACCTTCGCATATAGGGCAAGTTTCTCCGTTCATATATCCTCTCCCATCACAATTATAGCATATATTTATTTCATCTATATCAATTAAGTTATTATTTATCGACATTTTATTATTATTTTTTAATGGAATTCATATGGCAATTAATTATCCTGCCAATCTTCTTCTCCGTGTGGATCTATGTCGGCATGCTTATCTCTTTCTTCTTTCTTTAATTTCTGTAATTTTTTATTAAATATTAATCTCCAGTAACCATTTATTTGATATACTACAATTTGATCTATATTTTTTAATATATCTTCTAATTCTATATTATGAAATTTACTAATATGTTTGAATAAATTGTTAATGGTATTTAATTTAACAGAATTATTTAATATTCTAATTTTATTTGTATTTGTTATAGAATTAGCAATTTCATTAAAAAAATCAATATAAATAAATTCTATTTTTTTAATAGTTTCATAATTATTATCGACTTTTTTATAATTTAATAAATAATCTATTATTAGATCCAAAAATATGTCATAATATTTATAATACCCATAAGAGCCAGAAATTTCTATTTTAGATTCTTCTATCTTTAATTTTCTTAAATAGTAATCTAATGTTAATAAAAATTTATCATCCTTTTCTTTTCTAGATTTTCTAAACATCCCCTCATTTACAACAGATTCTTGTATTGGAAATCTTGATGGTTTAGTTAATATTATTTTATTTTTCTTAAATTTATTTAATTGATTATTTGAAACTAAATTTGTTTCTAAAACTAAATTATAATTATTAATTCTATCCATTATTATATTAAATAACTCGTCATCTGTATTTAATAATAATTCATTAAAATAATCTTGTATGTTATTAGCATAATTAATGTTTTTAATATCATCATCATAAAAACTAACTCTTTTATACCAATCTTGTTTTAAATAAATGAATTTATTTCCAGATATTTTTAATCCTATTAAATGCTCTAATATAACTTGTAATTTTTTATCTGGGTACGATGTATAACCCCTATTTCCAACAAAAAATATTTTTTTTATTTCAATTCCAATTTTATTTAATTCCAATCTTAATTTATTTAATAAATCCGAATGATTTTTTTGATTAGATCTGGCTGTTAATAATCCAATATCAACAAATTTGTTATATCTTAAATGTTCAATATTATTTAATAATACATCAAATTCTTTTTTATTTAATAATTCTTTTTTAATTTTTGGCATAAAGGATATTCCAAATCTTTCAATATTATCACTCTTAGATTTTAATTTGATTAAATCGAATAATTCCTTACTTATATAGAATTTTTCGCCATTATAATTTAATGGCATATGATCATTTATATAATTTCCATTTTTAATTAAAGAAAATTCTATATCTGATATAGTTAAAATTGGTTTATATGGCTTATCTTTGTCTATAATCCATATGTCATCATTTTTAATATTCCATAAAGTTCCATCTAAATCAAATAAAGCCAATTCTTTAATCATATTAATTTTATATTTTTTATTATATATTAAATTTTCATACTCAATTTTTTTATACAACTTTTATCTTTATTTTTGTATAAATTATAATAAAAAATTAATAATAAAATAAAATATGAAAAAATTCTTCACTTTTTTAATTACATTTTTTTTATTTTTTATAAATGTCAATA